CTTCATTCACATTGAACAGGAGCTTCCCGTGTTCCCACGCCTTGAACTTCAAGAACTCCTGGAATCTGAAGTGAGCGAAGGTGAGCATACTCCGGACGGACTTGGCTCGAATTTTCCTCGTCAACCTCCGCTTTTCCTCCTGTTTTAATCTCTGACCTTAAGCACGACCTACAGCGCGTGGCCTCGTCGTTGTATCCATCGCGGATTTTCTCGCTGAAGAGCACGCAGTATTTGTAATGATCGCCAAAGGAAAAATGGCAGTCTCCACACTTCTTGTCTTCGCAGTCGATCTCAACGCAAGGTCTAAGAATTCTCATCCGTCTCATTCCGTCACCACCCCGCCCTCGTACAGCGTCCGGGCGTATGTTCTCAGCTTGAAATTCGCGTCAATGAAAGCGTCCACGCCCGCCATGCTCCCCAGGTGGACGGCGCGTCCGGCCTCGTACCACTTCGCGAGGAGGGCTTTCAGCTCTTCATGCGTCATGACTTCATCCTCCTAATCCCACAGATTGAAAAAATACTTCCGAAACAGGTCAAGCCCCTCCTCAACATCTTCGCAGTGAGTCTCAGCGTAGTCGGTGAGAATCATTTCAAATGCACGTTCCATTTTCCCAAGAATGCCGCGCCATTCCGTCAGTGTCATTCCAAGCGGAACGGAGTTTGTGTTTTCCGCGAACATCTTCAAACGCGGGTAAACGAACGCGGCAATAACGATATTCAATCCCCATGTTTCCCGCTCGTCGAAGCCGAACACCTGACGCTGCTTTTCCCATAGTGCGCTCCGCTCGTCGGAGGAGTCGTCTTTTTTCCAGAAGAAAAAATCCTCCGTCAGCCCGATCGCCTTCTCATAGTGATACATCCACTACCACCCCCTGCCCAAGATAGGGCTTCAACTCGTCCTCGTGACCTGCGTACACATGCCCGACCACGGCTCCGTCCTTGACGCGGATTATCGCCGGGTTCTTCCAGCCATTCACGTGCTCGATGCGGTATTGCACTGTGTTCTAACCTCCTCCATGATCGCTATCGCCTCGAAGAATGGGTACGCCTGCGCAGGCACGACAGAGTTTCCGAGGGCTTTCAGCCGCTTCGCTCTGTTCGGTATGCCCGTGCATGTGCGGGGCGGTTCGTAGGGGTGTTGGTCGGCGACGTCTCTCTCCGCAACGAACGTCTGCGCCGACAGGTGCGAGCTCATTTCAAGCGGACGCCCCTTTGTCTTCGCCGTCATTCCGCAGGCGCCGGCCTTCGGAGTCATCCACAGCCTCTCCCCCATCATAGCGGGCCAGCCCGGCCACGGCTCCGGTTCGTCGCAGTCCGGGTCCGTCCAGTTGATGGGGTAGCCCATCAAAATTTCCACCCAAAGAGGGGAAAGCTGTCCGCCGGGACTGGCGACGTCGTTCAGGTTCCTGCTCCACCACGTTTGGTCTTTTCTGCGGTCTCGTATTCCATCGGGCTTATCGCTGCTGCGATAATCTCTGGATTGCGGCGTCGGCCACATCTTTTTAATCTCGTGAATATCCGTCCGCAGACTTCGCCCCTGTCCTCCTCCGTGGCTCCCCTTGCAGTCGGCTGATGAGGGTGTAGCCCACATCCTCACCGCCGTCGCCAGCCCGTCGCCGCTGCTCTCGCTCAGTCCGCGGCGGTTGTAGTTTCCGTGGACTGAGGGAGTAGGCCACAAGCTACCTTCACCGCGTTCGGAAGCTGGCTCAAGTGCGGGCGCTCCCTGCTTAAGAAATGCGTATCCCCGTTCGCCCCTTTGTAATCTCTCTGCGAAGGCGTAGGCCACATCGCGCCTGACTCCGAGGACGAAGAGTCTTTCCCGTCGGTGCGGCGCTCCAAATGCAGAAGCTGGTACGACGCTCGCCCGCACTTCGTAACCTTCTCCTTCCAGACCGGAGACGACGGCTGGCAGGGCGAGATTGCACGCTCCACGCACGTTCTCAGCAAGGACGTAAGCGGGTCGGAGTTCGGAAATAACTCTAAGCATCTCGAACCAGAGGCCGGAGCGCTCGCCCGACAATCCCTTTTGCTTGCCTGCGACCGAGAGGTCTTGACAGGGAAACCCGCCGTGAACAACGTCAATTGTTCCGTCGTAGTCGGCAGGACACTTGAACCGGAGGAATGGACTTCCTCCGAGTTCCCGCAATCTCCTATTGGTGAAGCGCGTAATGTCTCCGTGGTTTTCAACGTCAGGAAACCTCCTCTCCAATACCGTCACAGCGAACGGTTCTATCTCGCAGAACGCCACCGTCTCTATCCCTACGGCGTGAGCGGCGATATCGAGGCCGCCTATTCCCGAAAAAAGGGAAAGCGCCCTCACTCCGCCCCATCCTCCTCGTACCCGTCGCACTCGGTCACGTCTCCCGCCACGATGCGGGCGTTGCGCGGCTTGCACTCCTCTTCCCGGTACTTGCAGGTGTCGCAAAGATGCGTCATTTCTTCCCCCTCCTCGCCCATTCCTGATTTTCAGCCCAATGAATCATTTCGCCGAGCATCCGAATCTGAAACCTCGCCTCCGCCAGCATCCGCTGCATGAGTTGCTCCCGCGTCCGGCCTTCGATCTGCGCGATAGGCCAAAATGGTCCTTCGGCGTCGGTGCGCGGACCGATTTCGAGGTAGCCAAGCCATTTCCCGGAGGGAAGTTGCTCGATCTTCCCCAGCGGCGTGTGGATCACAGGATCGTCCCTCCCTGCCACAACCACCGCACTATCACAAGAGCGATAGCGATTACGGCGACCCAAACGATTGTGAGTGACACTATCCCCAAAACAATCGGAAACATCTCGATCACAAATTCTAAGTAGTCCCTCCACATCAAACGCCAGTTCATGCCGACACATCCTCATCAATTAAGCCGTCCCGCTTGCTGCAAGGCTTCGCGTACTTTCATCCAGCGGGACGGGCGTTGTTGTCAAATGAATTCGTTGTGTTCCACAAGCTCATAAATCAATCCGCACTCACGACAAGCTACTCGACCGTAACCTTCGCGTCTGTTTATCTTTCCGCACTCCGGGCAAGGGCCGCTCTTGCCGTCGTTCATGATTCCATATTCCGCCTCAACGCGCCTGCGAGGGCACCCAATCATCGAGCACGGCTCACAGATACCAACCAGAGAACCGCCGGAACCAAGCCACCTCAACGGGTCGATGTTTCGCGCCTTCGCCGTTTCCGTGCGTCTTATAACGCAAAGAGCGGAGGGAGTCATCGTTTCCACCCGGAAGCACGTTCCGCCAGGATGGAAGTTCGACGATTCCGGTGTATGTTTGTATTTGCAGTCTTTAAGGCTCATGCCGATACCTCCTCGAATAATGTCAACTGCCCCAAAGGCTTCTCCACCTCCGGCGCGTTCTGCTCATCCAGCAACATCCACAGCGCCGGCCCCATCATGTACGCCGGAGTCTTCCACGGCGGGGATATCCGCTCCATCCGCAGCGTGTCCATGTGATCGACTACGGCGCTGATCCCGAGCAGCGAGAGCTGGATGTAGCACATCTGCACCGCTCTGAGATCGATGTCCTGACAGTAGGCGTACAGGCAGCGCTGCGGGTTCTTGCCCTTCGCCCTCAGCGCTTCGGCGAACGCGATCACCATACCGCCGCTTCCGCAGGCCGGTTCGCTCAGGCGATACTTCTCCTGACCCTCGACCAGAATGTCCGCCATCATGCGCGAGAGGTGGTACGGCGTGAAGAACTGCCCTTTCGCCTTGCTGTGTAATTCCAATTCGCCGAACAGGTCTCCGAGGACGTCTCTAGGCTTCTCAAGCTCTATCGCCACCTGTCCGAGTATCTCCGCGAAAAGATGTTGATCCTCCGGCTTGTACCGGGATATCGTCTCCATGTAGCGGGCTTCTCGTTCGTCTTTTGTGGCAAAATCGACCTGGCAGGAGATGGAGCACGCAGCCAGGTCGAGCCAGTCGGAGAAGAGCGTCCATAGGTCGTGTTCGTAGGCGAAGCTGTTGAAGGTTTTGACGAGGGATTTCATGCTGTTTCTTCCCCATCGCCGAATAACCCAAGCTGATTCATCGCCCGATCTAAGCGCTCTTTACTTGTCCGGTAGTAGTCCTCATCAAGCTCAAAACCGACAGCGTTGAAGCCGAACAAGTGACATGCCAAGAGGCTTGAAGCCGAACCAACGTGCGTGTCGAGAATCAGATCGCCGGGCTTGGCGTAGCTGGAGAGGATCCATTTGTAAAGGGCAACGGGCTTTTGGGTAGGGTGGATGCGAAGCTCTTTGTTTTTCATATCCCCTTGCAACATCCCGTTCCAGAGATACCGGAACATCTGGACGCTCTTGTGCAAAGAGCAGTAGGCTATTTCACACTTGGAAAACGAGCTTGAATCATTCTGTTTGTCCCAGACGATTCGTCCGGAACCAAGATTTTTTATCGGGTAGTAGTTGATCCCCCAGACGATTTGATTTTTTGATACCCTTAACAGTTCCTCGAAATACTTTTGATTTGGAACCTCCCAGTGTGCGCTTTTGAATCTGCGACGCTGTACCCCTGTTGTCGAAACGGCAGCGCCTGGAAATGTCTCTTTCGCGTATTCGACGAAGTACGGTGGGTCGCAAATCGCCAGGTCGAAATGCTTGTCAGGGTATCGTGCCATGCCCACCATGCAGTCCTCGTTGAAGTATTCGATCAACGTCACACCCCCTTTTTAGGCGTCCGCCTCTCCCACCAGGGCATTTCCTCGCGCAGCGGCTCGGGGCGGCGATCCAAGCACCGCGCCAGCTCCGGCATGCCGTCTTCTTCGGCGATTCGGGCCATTATGTGCTGGAGCGTCAGGTGATCCTTGGGGCGTCTCATGACGGCTCCTCGTCCCACGTGCGTCCGTCGAGTTCTCTTCCCGTCTGTCTTCTGCCGAGGCGTTCGAGCGTTGTTCCGTCGGGGAAGGCGAACATGGGTTTTTCTCCGGGGCGACGCCAGTATTCCGGGTAGTCCGCCTTGTCGTATTCCGGGATGATCACTTCGCAGATGAATTTCCACTCTCCCCATGACTTGAAGAAGAACGGGACCTGCGCAGCAACGCACTGATCGCGCAGAGACCGCACCCATTCGCGGTGCATAGGCCGGGCTTCGGGGCCGGTCTCTCCGCCGCATATCACCCAGTCCAGGCGGGGAATGTCTTCGGGCAACCCCTTGCGCATCGGGCGCAGCGGGCCGAGCACGCCCACCGGTACATCCACGAAATACACCGGCCCGAGCATCGGCTCGACGGAGACGAAGCGCTTCGCGGCGGGGATCTGAAGCAGCACGGGTATTCGCTCGTCGGCGCGTTGCTGGTTTTCGACGGTCACGCCGAGCCATACGTTCCGCAGCGGCTCCCCCCTCCGGAGGGCGAGCGCGTATTTGTGCAGCTCCGTCCTCCCGGATCGGAAGCGCATCGCTTGCTCCGGATCGTCGCGAAGGCCGAGGAAGTAGTCCCTCATCCTCTCCGGCCGCTTGGTCAGCAGCATGAAGCGGTGCTGCTCGCACCTCGCGATTACATCGATCACCTTGTCGATCCACTCGACGGGCACGTCCTCATGAAACAGGTCCCCCATGCTGCACACGAATATCTTCCGCGGCCGCTTCCAGCGCAAAGGGTCGTTCAGGCGGTCCTCTCCGTGAAACGTCACCCGGAAGGGCTCGTCCGCAGGATAGCCGAACTTTCCGCGAAGCCTGCCTTCGGCCTCCCGCTTCGCGTAGCAGTTGACGCACCCCTCCGAAACGGGTGTGCAGCCGGTTATCGGGTTCCATGTCGCCTCGGTCCATTCAATTTTGCTTTTGTCTCCCATCGGGGGCCTCCTTCGCAGCTTCAGCTAACACCTCGCAAAACCGCATCTTTTGTTTTTTCCTCATCCACTCTCTCGACGGCGGTCTGTATCCGGATTCGCCGGAGTCGATAGGCTCTACGCGCATGATGTAGGGGCGGGTCATCAGAACGGAATGTCCGCGTCGTCGGCTGCGGAAATGTCCATCGGAAAATCATCGTTCGACTGCTTGCGTCGCGGGCGCTCGTCCTCGTCGTATGCTGCTTTGTCCTTGCGCTCGTAGATAGGTTTGTACACCTCATTGACTCGCACTTCGAGCGTCGTCTTCGTCGTGCCGTCTTTGCCGGTCCATTCCCTCATTCCACCCTTGCCGCGCACCATCACCGCATCACCCTTGAAAAAATTCCGCACGACCTCCGCACCAAGTCCGCCCCACGCCTGACAATTCCACCATGTAGCATCTTTCTTCACCCATTCACCGGATTTGTCCTTGTAGTCGTTCGATGTGGCGATGCTGAAAGATGTGACCTCCGCGCCGTTGGAAAGCGTCCTGACTTCCGGGTCTCTCCCGAGGTGTCCCATGATCTCTACTATGTTGCGATTAGGCATTGTTCTCCTCCTCGAAAAGTGCTATCTGTCCCTGTGCGGCGAGCGCATCCCGTTTGACGGACGCCAGTTCAGCCGACAGGCGGTCGTAGTCCTTCAATCGTTTTTTTCGCAGCGGGGCGTGCAGCGGCAGGTTTTCGATGTCCGCCCAAACGTCCACAAGTCGACGCTCAAGCTTCTTCATGCGCGGTTCGAAATCCTCGAACGACCCCATCACGCAGCCACCAATGCCCCGTAGTACGCCAGACACGCGGCGTCGGACCTGCCGTCTCTGGGTTTCCTGCACCCCTTCGGGATCAGCTCGATGCCGGGGAACGTCCTGGATGCGAAGAGGATCCCACGCTCCTTGCCCTTGCCCGGAAGCCCCTTGAAGAGTCTCCGCGTCCAGACGCAGGGCCTCACGGTCTGATAGGGGATTTCGAGCGTCCCGAGTATTCCCAGCCAGATTCCGTATCCGCGCCCTGTCGCGAACATGCTCGCAACGCCCTGATCCGGCATCGACTGCGCCTGTTCCAGAATCGCCATCGTCGGCCCTCCGAGGGAAAAGCCCCTGAGGAGGCTCGCCATTTCCGGTATGTCGTAGTCCGCCGTTTTTCCGATCTTCAGCGTGGGGCAGTCGGACACCCGAAGCAGCTCCCGCGTTTTCCCGTTTATCGCCACCACGGCTCCGTTCATGCCGGGATCGATTCCGATGATGATCATTCGCTTCCTCCCTTCAGCGTGTCGATCATTGAGTACAAAGGCTTGCGGTCGCGCTCCCGCTCAACCTTGAACGCCTGCCCGGTGAATTCCATGCTTCGCCCCTTGTACACGAGATCGAACGATGCCCCGTTCTGTCCGCGCCTCGTCTTCGTCACAGTCGCGATGATTCGCTGACTCCCCCCCGGCGTTTCGGGCGCGTCCTTCAGCAGTTCGATTTCCGCATGTGCCAATTCCTCCACAATGCCGCCCCCCTTACCATGCCCTCCAACAGCGCCCTTCAGCTGGTCCGACTTCGACGCGCGCCCCATCTGCGAGAGCAGCAGAAACTTCGTTCCCAGCTTCTGCGCCAACCCTTGAATGCGCGGCATGATCTCCTCCACCCCTTCGAGGTCTGACTGCCCCTGCTTTTTGAGGCACGTCAGAAAGTCGACCACCACGAGAGAGGGGAGATGAATGCCTACCTGCAATTCCACGCCGTCTATCGACCATCGCCCTTTGTAGGAGTTCCCGAGGATCTTCAGCCGACCATCGGTCGCGTCACTGAAGGCTTGCTTCGCCCGGAGATAATCCTCCGTCGGGTTCCGCATCAGGCCGTACAGCTCCGTCAGGGAGACTCCGAGGTCGCGAAGAAGAAAGCGAGCCGCGAATTCACGTGCGCTCATATCCAGAGAGAAAACAAGTACGGTCGTCGACGGGTCCGTTTGGAGCGTGTGGACTATCCCTTGAAGCGCGAGCGATGTTTTCATCGCCCCCTGTGCGCCGACAAGCACGCCGACCTCCCCCGGCATAAGACCTCCCCAGGCTTCGTCGAGCGCGCGGATTCCGAAATCGAAGGCGAAGTTCTCTCCCCATGACTTCACCTCGCTTTCGAGCATCTTGATGTGTCCGCCCGGCGTCGGGGCCGCGCCTTTTATTCTGTCGTGCCACTCCTGCAACGACCGCGCGACGCACCTATCGACGCTCACCTGAGATAATCCCGGACGCAGCATCCGGTTCATCGAATGGCAATAGTCGCGGATATCGACGGGGCTCCATCCCTGCTGGAAGAGCTCCAGCGCGACCTCTCCCATTTCAATCTCGATGATCGGGGCGACGTCGAACTCCGGTCCGGCCTTTCTCGCGTTCTGCTGCATTATGAGAATCTTGTCCACGTGGGTCGGGCTGACCTCCATCACAACGCCTCCTTTACGGGCGGCTCGAAGAAATCGATAGCACGCAGCCATGTGGCCGGATGCTTGATGTACTCCATCGCGGTACCCTTCGCTTCGATCGTGTCGATATAGTCATAGAGATGGTCTGCGATCCCCTTCATGAGATCGGCGCGCTTGCCCTTCGGGCATGCTTTGAACAGTGCGCGGAAGGCCTTCTCCGCCTCGCGCTTGCCCACCTTGCGCGGGTATTCCTGCCAGAAGACGGGGAGAGCCTTGGAGAGGAAATCTTCGAGATCGACGTCCTTTTGATGAGAGGGTGAAAAGGATTCATCATCGCCAGATGATGAAGAAGGTTTTATATCTTTATCTTCTCTTCTTTTCTTTTCTTTTCTTTTCTGCTCCGCAGTCTGCGCGTTATCTGCGCGTAGATTGCGCGTAGATTCGTCTAGCATTTCCGTTTCCTGCTCTTTCGCTTTTCTTCGCTCTTCCGAACGCTTCGCGCGCTCCCTGCTTTTCCGCTTTCCCTCGATAAGCTTTCCGCCGTACTCTTCCCAGTTCCTGATGCGAGGGTCGCCTTCGCTCTCCAGGAAGCGCGCCTCCGATAGGGCATCCGTAAACAGCTGGGGGTCTCCGTCCCACTGCGCGGCTCTCGCTATCATCCCCGGAGTCACATCTCCGAGATCCCCGTCCGGGGCGTTGTCGAGCGCCCACAGCCAGAAGCACACCATGTGACCAACTATTTGCACAGGAGAGACGCTGAGAATATCCGCCGCACGAAGCGTTTTTCTGTGATCCGGAAGGCTTTGGTCTACTGAAAGCCACGCCACGATCTCACCCCCTCCCTTTGAGCACGGACAGCAGCGTTTCGAGATCCGGCCCGGAGAGGACCACCCTTCCCCCGTCGGGAGTGTGGATGGTCAGCGATTTTCGAGTAAGGAGGGCTTTGAAGCCCTCCGTCTCGACCAGCACGGTGTCCATGTCCTATGTGGCGCTCCCGTTGACGTCCGACTCGGGGAACAGCCCAGCGTTTTCCGCCGGCAGCCGGATAGCCGTTTCGTTGTCGTCCGGTTTCGCGGCGCCGTTCTCCTTCAGCTTGCCCTTCAGATCGTTCATCTTTCGTTTCGCGTCGGCGGCGTGCGCGTTCTGCTCGTCCTCTGGCTTTGTCACATAGTCGCCCCACTTCGCCTCCCCGTCCTTGATGGTCTGGTAGATCGACCGCAGCTCCTGCAGTTCGACGGGGGACGTCTGCGAAAGCGGATGCCCGAGATACGCCTCAAGGTCCGTCGGCATGATCCGCAGGGCGGCGAACGCGTCGGCCAGCTTCTTTCTCGCGGCGTCCGGGTCGGCCTTGTCCCGCTTCTTCACCGTCTCACGCGCCTTCTCGATCGCCTCCTCGACGATATCCTGAGGAATGAGCCGCAACCCCTCGTTGCGCAGGGTCTTCGATATCGCCGCAGCCTGCTTGTTCATGATTTCATCCTCCGTCGCCTTGACTATGTACACCTTGTCGCCGTAGGAGTTGATACGCTCTCCCACAACCTCGCGCCCGTCAGTTTTCTTGCGCTCGACGGTCTTGTTCAGCTGGATTGACGCGCTGAACGTCGTGTTCGTCTCAAGGTCCGTAATGGCCACGGAGATTCGTCTTGTAATGTCGTCGTCATAGACAACCTGGCTCTCGTAGGAGATGTTCCCCCACTCCCGAAGCGCCAGCTCGGCGAAACGGATCGACGGCCCCACTATCGGTTTACCGCCTCCCACCGGCTTGGAATACTCGACCTTCTCAGCGAACGCCGGACGGGAGCAGGCTTCCAGAATCTTGATTCTGCTCTGGTCGTAGCTGCGTTTCTTCTGCATCGCCATGATGTAGGCGGCCTGAATCCGCGCCTTCGCCGCTTCGGCGGCTGCAACAGCGGCAGGATCGGCGTAGGCTATCGCGCTCGGCGTGTTTCCCATTGGTACGACTGCGTTATTCATGGAATTTTTCCTCCTTCAGGAAATACGGTCTGAACGGCCTCGACGGCTTCGACCGCTTGTAAAACGCCTTCATCGCCTCGGACATTTCCGGATGATGCTTTGCAAACGCCTTGTGGTCGAAACTCTCCCGCCCGGACTGCTCTTTCCAGAAGACGCGCAGCCCGTATCCCTCGGCGACTTCGGCGTTCGATACGCTCATGAGGTTTTGCAACCGTTCCTTCGCCGCGGCTTCCAGCATTTCGGCCTCGGAGAGTATTTCGCGCGCTGTTTTGAAGTCCTCGACGGCCTTTCTCCATCCGTCCGAATCCATCTGCACCAGCTCCATACCCGTCTGCAACGGAGGAATGTCAGGATTGGTCAGGCTCTTCATCTCCTCCGGCGGGGTTCCCTCCTGAACGAGATGCCAGAAGGCCTTATCCCTGTCGTAGATGAGGTCTATGATCTCGTCGTCGCGCTCCATATCGAAGTGGAGAAGCTCCCAGAGCTCCGCGTTGAAGATCCCGAACGCCCCCCAGTCTCTTTTGGAGACGGCGAGGTAGTGCTGCATCTGAATCTGATAGTAATCGGGTATCCCTTCGCGCTTGATCTTCGAGAATGTCCGCAGCCCCGGACATTTGATCTCCAGAATGCCGGGCCTTCGACCCTTGACGCCGACGATCTCACGGTCGATGTTCCCGACCATCCAGTCGTATTCCTCGTGCTGCAGAATGGCGTTCACGCGCCGCACCTTGCGTTCCGTCTCGCCCGCGTAGAGAATCGCTATCGTATCCTCAAGCGCCGTTCCCCGCTTCATCGCAGGAGTGGGCTCATCGTTCCCCCTGATGCCCATTTTTTCCTCCCAGAGCGCCCTCGGTGTCGTGAGAGGGTGTTCGTCCCCCAGGACGATAACCGGCGAATCCGAGCCGCCTATTCCCCTCCTGCGCTGTTCGAGCCATTCGGCCCGGTCCATATCCTTCGTCGATATCAGCACGTTCTGCATTTACCCCGCCTCCAATTCGTCAACCGCAGCGAGCGTCTTCCGTAGCACCTCGGTGTACTTTGCTTTACGGACGCAGCCAGGATCGCACGGGTTGAAATCCGCCGGGCAAGTCTCGTCTTGCGGGTCGATCTCCGTTGCGGGCGAAACCTCCCGCGCCTCGCAGCCGGTGCAGAACGTCTCGCAAAGGTCCTCGTCGATGGCTTCGAGCATTCGGCGTGCAAGCTCTCGCCGTTTTTCGCTTGTCATGCGTATCCACCTCCTCGTGGTATAATTCGAGGCAAGGAAAAATCTCCTTGCCTCTCCTCCTCTGACAGCCCGGTAGCAGCCGGGCTTTTTTCTATTCGTCATCGTCTCCCGGAATCGCCGCGTTGATAAAGTCCTCAAGTTCGCTGTCACAAAACAGGTATCTCGCAGTCCTCAACATCGTCTTCATCCTCCTCCTCTTCATCGCTCCTGATCCGCACCATCATCGGCATTTCGCGCAACTGTCGTTCCAACTCCGCCTTCGTGGCCGTCAGGAATTCCAAGAGCAGCGGGCGCGTGTTGTCGAAAAAGCGGATCAAGTATCCGTCGATGGAAACCGTATTGCCGCCCTGCGCGTAAAGCGCGCGATCGCAATCCCTGATCTCACATCTCATACCGTTCTGCCGGGAGATGTATTCCTCAATCGACTCAAGTTCCACGCCGGTGATAGTCAGCGTGTGCACCTTTCCACCGGGTATTCTTTCAAGCAATATTCCCCCCATTACGCAACCTCCAATCCTTTCTTCTTCGCCCATGCGTCCAGGTCGGCCTGCGCCTCTTCGAGCGTATTCCGCACCGGAAGCGCGGGAGACGAAACCCTGTGGAACCCCCCGTCGGACCTCCAGCCGGTGAAGACGTACTCTCCCAATCCCTGACGCGCCTCGATGACCTTGTCGTTGTAGTGGTACTTCACGCCAGCCTCCTCAAAACTTCCACCGTCATGGCGAGTTGCGCATCCCGAGCGGCAGCCCGAGCGGCAGCCCCAGCGGCAGCCCGAGCGGCAGCCCGAGCGGCATCCCAAGCGGCATCCCGAGCGGCAGCCCGAGCGGCAGCCCAAGCGGCAGCCCGAGCGGCAGCCCCAGCGGCAGCCCCAGCGGCAGCCCGAGCGGCAGCCCAAGCGGCAGCCCGAGCGGCAGCCAAATCCTCGTCGGTCGCCTTGCCGTCGACCCAAAGACGCTTCGCGCGGATGGAATCCTCGCAACGTGGGTCGTCGGCCAAGCACAACACCTTTTCCGCGAAATCGCACGCCAACAGATGCAAATCTCGAGCGGGGATAAACTCTTCGTGCAGCAGCGCCCAGAGTTTATCTTCCGTGGGAATGTCCAGCGCAACAACATCCTCCCACGACAAGGATTCCCGACCTGCAAACAATTTCTCTATCTCCTCGTTGGAGTAACACGGCTTCCACGCCATTACCTGCTCCATCGTCACCATCACGCCAGCCTCCTCAACCCGTTCTCGTTCGCCCAGGCGTCCAGATCCGCCTGCGCCTCGGCTCTCGTTTTCCTCGTCGGAAAACCTTCGTCGTTGCGAAAACCTCCGAGATCGTCCTCGTATCCTGCCGAAAAAACCTTCGGATAGATACGCCTGACGCCGTATATCTTCCCTTCGCAGTAATACCTCATCCCTTGAATTTCACTTCCCTTCCCAGCTTCTTCGCATACTCGATCTCCATCATGCACCCCTTAGATCCCTTCCAATCGCCGAATACCCACAACTCATCGGCCTTCTCGATCATCGCCACGCACTGACCGAGCACCTGCGTCTGGTCGCCGCGCGGATCGTAGAAGGCGAAAGCATGCAGCGGCGACAGCAGCAACACGTCCGGATAGATCGCGGAGAGGTTCTTCGCTATCTCGTCGATCCTCTCCAAGTTCGAGCGTATCTCCTCCGGGCTGCCGGTGCGCCCGCGTAGCGGGTGGCAGATGTAGGCGGACCTCATTTGACCAGCCCCCAGGCGAGGATGATCGCCAGGCAAGAAAAGAATCCAAGCGCGAACATTAGTTGAACGCCTCCGCAATCTCCCGGAAAAGGCAATACAGGAATACCTGTCGCTCCAAGTCCTTGATGTGGCAAAAGCCGCGTATGTTTTTCATGCCATCCTAGCCTCCTTGAGTTGAGGTTCGATAAATGTCTCGGTCCATCCGCACTTGTGGCGGAATTTATAGAGCGTCCTCACTCCCCGCACCATCTCCAAAAACGTGTAATCGCCGTACCGCTTGCCCGGTGTAAGCTTAAGCTTTTGCGGCGGCATCGCTTTTGGTTGCTCGACAGGAACAAGGTCGTTTTCATCCCGTTTTCGAGTGCGGTAGCCCCAATCAATCAAATAGCGAGAAACGAGTTGACCGCATACACCAAAATGTTCGGCGATTTGAGTTGTCGTTAGCCCTCGCAATCGCATTCTCACGACATCCTCTTTATGGTCCGCGAACGCCATGTCACTCCCACCCCGCGAACAGCCCGAAGAGGACGGAGCGCCTGACCGGGCGCGGCGGCTCTTCCATCCGCTCGATAGCGTCCAGCTCG